ATTACAGAGTATGAGTATATAGAAGTTGATTCTGAATTTACTCCGTCACAGTCACCCATATATTGTCTCGATAAATTCAAACTAACTACAAAAATCTCGATAAGATATTACCGAAATTAGTTGAAATAGCTAAAAGAGTATGTGATAAATATCAAGATGATAAAGGCATTATTCATACTCATACATTTAAGATAACTAAAGCTCTACAAGACCATATAAAAAACGATAAACGATTTTTATTAAGAGAGCCTGGAATAACAAATGAATATCTATTGCATACTCATAGATTGAGCACTAAAGGGACTGTGATAATATCACCGAGTTTAGGTTTTGGTACTGATTTATCAGATTAGTTCGGTAGATTTTCTGTAATTATGAAAACACCGTATTTACCTTTAGGAGATAAGAGGATAAAGACTATTGCAGATCGAAATCCTCGATGGTATCAAATGAAGGCTCTAATAACATTAGTACAGATGTGTGGAAGAACAACCCGAAGCGTTACCGATTTCTCAGATACATATATTCTTGACGGTACTGCGGTTGATCTAATTAAAAGAAATATAGATAAACTACCAAGATTTTTTAGAGATCGGCTCCAGTAAAAATATTTATAAATCATATAAATATTTATATGAAGTTATCAAAAAAACAGAGACAAGAGATAGTAATATTATATCAACAAGGACAAAATACAGTTGAACTTGCAAAAAAATATAATGTTACCAATCCTACTATAGGTAGAATATTAAAAGAAAATAATATCACAGTACGACCACGCTCAGCTTTAACTATTAGAAAAGCATGTAAATTATATAAAGAAGGTAAAACATTAAAACATATTGCAGAAATGTTTAGTATTACTGAAACATCAGTGAATAAAAAATTACAACAAGCAAATATTAAAAAACGAAAAGCACATGATTATCCTTCACCTGTTTTCAAAACTGATATAAGAAATAAAATAGAAGAGATAATAAAGCTATATAATTTAGGAAGAACAACAAAAGAAATCGGAAATATTTTTAACGCTTCTACTACTCTAGTTAACAGTTTATTGAAAGAGTGGAAAATAAAAATACGTACACCTGCAGAAAGTCAAAAATATCGTATAAACAGACGATATAATATTAAACAAATTTGTAATGATTATGAAAAAGAGATATTAACAAAAGATATATGTCGAATACATTCAATTTCAAGGCCAGTGTTGTATCGAATATTAAAAGAGTGCGGTATTAGATTAAGAAAACATAGAACTAGAAATCAAATAATACACACATTTAAATCAAAACAATATATTTTACCGTCTGGACAAGAAATTTATGTTCAAGGGTATGAAGATGGTTTCTTAGATTTTGTAATAAATAATAATATTTTAACTGAAAATGAAATAGTTTACCGTCCACCGACAATTTATTATTTTGAAAAAGGAAAAAAGAAAAGATATTACCCTGATTTTTATATACCAAAATTAAACCTTATTGTTGAAATAAAATCATCTTATATTATGAAAATACAAACAGAAATAAATTTGGAGCTTAAAAAGAATGCTTGTATTGAGCAAGGCTATGATTTTATTTGTATATTGGATAAAAATTATGAATATTTTAAAAACGTTACAATATAATGAACTAGATCCAGAATTACAGTTGATATACAAACCTTTGACAGAAGGTAAATTTATATATGTAGAGTACAAAAAACCAGGTACAGGGGGTATTTTTATCTACGGTGAAATGTTGAATGTAAAATTCATAGAAGATAACGCTCAAATTGAAATTGGTGTGTCAATTATAAAGAGAAAAGTTGACCTTTCAGTTAATCGGACTATTATTGTAACTCCGGAATTAATGAAAGAAAAGGTGTTTACTTACAATGTACTTGAAGAGGGAATAAGTAAACATTTCGGAGAACTAGCTATAAATAATATAAAGGAGATATATAATGAAGGACAAAGCAACGGCGGATTTGGAGCTTATCTATGAGCAGCGAGTCATGGAAATGGCTTTTGGCATGGATACCTTCGCTGATTCAATAACACAAGAACAGCTTGTTGAAAAAATAAGAGAGGCAGACAAAACAGGTGCAACACCGATTAGTATTACTGCTGTAACAATACCTCAACAGAAAAAGGGCGGTAATATCTTTTTACCGATCTATAAAGTATCACAAATTAACGGAATGATTAATGCAGACTACGAAAGATCTGTGAATCGCCAGCGAGAGCGGGAAGGTCAAGAGGGAGGATTCAAACGAGGAACTGGATGGGGTGAGCATGAGACGCCGTCGCTCGTAAGAGGTAAAAATGGGCTATCAATAGCAATACAACCTACTCAACGGTCTGGAACAAGTAAAAAGAGAACACCTATTTATGTAGGAACACAAGGTGGAAACTTCAAAGTACTCACACCTGATGAATGGAGTCCGTTTGTATATACTCAAAAACCAGAAGACACTGCTACATCGCAAGGCGTTAATAAACCAGTAATATATCGCCGAGTATTAGTTAGTAATATAGCCGGAATAACCATCGGTGGTAAAGAGTATGCTATTGAAGATCTCGATCCATTAAAACAAGAAGTATTAAAAACAGCTCAAGTTAGAGATGTCGACGTATTCTAAGATCTAAATTTTTAACGAAATCGGGGTAGTGCTAATGCATTATTCCGATTTTTTATTTTCTCCTTTAAATTTGACTTCTTCTGTTAAATATTTAAAGGAGACAAATTAATGCGTTCATACACTTTTCATTGGGAAATCCGAGACATAATAGCACAGTTTTCAAATGCTTTTAACGATATTGTTATTAAGCGACATAATATTGATAAAGAGCCGGAGGACCAAATTCATGTAAATTTTATGTATGCTCCAAAAACACGTACATTACATGAAATAGTTCAAAAGAATCAACACTTTAAAATGCCGGTAGTTAGCGTCTGGAACGGTGGATTTAGACGTGCACCAGAAAGAGTTTTCAGTAAAATTGAAGGATCCTATTGGACTGATACAAAATCACCAACAACATCTGCTTGGGTTCATTTGCTGCAACCAGTTCCGATTGATTTAACTGTTAACATGTCTATAATCGGTAGATTTCAAACTGATATAGATCAAATTTTAACAAATTTCATACCATATTGTGATCCGTATATTGTTGTAAGCTGGAAATGGCCGGATATTATTCCATGGTCTGATTTCGAAATCCGTAGTCATATTAAATGGAACGAAAATGTAACTATTAGTTATCCGTTCGATATTAATGCCTCTCAGCCATATCGAGTTGTTGCAGATACATCGTTTACAATCGAATCATGGATGTTTAAAAACAGCCCACCCCCAGGAAAACCGATTTACGTTATTGATACAAATTTTGCATCCGTATCAGCCATCGAAGAATATGAAGCAATGAAAGCTCGGGAAGATGAGTTTAATACAGATCATTATACTGATTATACTGTTATTTCAGCAAGACCTCAATTCGTAAATGTAGATCCGTTTTTTGTAGGAAAAGATAATCCTAGTGAAATTACCTTATACGGTAGAATGCTAGATTACGTCGATACTGTTTATCTGAGTAGTTATGATTGGAGCATATTCGACACATCACCTACGTCTCCATTAAGTGCTGGAATTACATACGTTCAGGATCTAACAACAAAATCTACAATATACTCAGGCTTTTCTGGTATACGAGTAGAAGATAGTGCGATAAATTATATATCAAAGAACGCTTTTAGCTTGTCTCTAACAATGTTAAACAGCGGCTACTTTGACATTATTGCGGTTAATAATGCTGGATATGGGTTCTTAACTAAAGATTGCGGCCGACCGACAACAAATCCATATCCTGTAAATTCTACCGAGTACAATAATTACATTGAGTTCCAATATCCTTGTGTTAGTGGAGTAAAGGTAAAAAGTTTTTCATAATCGATACTATTAATATACATTAATTAATACAAGGAATATACCATCTTTTCGTTGTAATCTATTATTGTGTTCGTAAATATTTAAAATGCAGTATTTATGAAAACGTTTAGGAGTTCAAAAAATATAAATACATATATAAAGAGGAGATTTTATGGCCAATGCAATGGGAATGGGTAGTGCAGGAACAATTTCTGCCGGACCGAATTTTATCAGTACTTTAATAGCGAGGATGCCGTACACCTATAAGGTACTTCAAAACGCATTAGAACAAAATCCAAAGTACGATGTCTTTAGTAACTTAGTTACACGACCAGATCAACGTGTTGCACAGCAGTCTGTATTCCAGGCTCAACCAGATGCTGGTGCCGGTCAGATAATGATAGACAAGCGCTATCATGAAATCATGTATGCTGATGTGGATTCCGATAAGGTCCGTCGTGTACAAGAATATCGTAGAATGGCCGCGTATGCAGAATTAGCGGAATGTATAGATGAAATCGCAGATGAAGCAATTGTTAAAGATGGTGACGGTACTATAGTAAAATGTACGGTTTCTGGTGATCATGATAAATTTATAATTGATGCTATTAAAAAAGAATGGGATAAGTTTATAACTATTTTTGATTTGGAGACTAGAGGATGGGAATTAGTCAGACAATTTCTAACTGAAGGAGAACTATTTTTTGAAAATGTAATATCAGAAAATAGACCGGACTATGGTATTATAGGTATTGTAGGAATTCCTACAGAGCTAGTTAACCCGATTTACGACAATGTTCAAAACCAGATAATCCAAGGGTTCCTTTTAAGAAAGCCGATCGTTAATCCTAAGAAATCAATGGTCAATCAAAGCCAAGAGGAACTAATAGTTCTTGATCAAAATCAGGTTACTTATTTACATTCAGGTATGTGGAACGAAGATCATACGATGCGGTTGCCGTATATCGAGAATGCACGTCGAGCATACAAGCAGCTTACTTTGGTTGAAGACAGTATTATTATCTATCGATTAGTTCGTGCGCCAGAGCGTCTTGTATTTAAAGTTGATGTAGGCAATATGCCAGTACCAAAGGCTGAAGAATATGTAAGAAAGCTCATGCAGCAATACTGGTCACGTAAAAACTTCGATAACTCACAGGGGCGTGTAACAAATGTGTATGATCCACAGTCCATGCTTGACGCGTTTTGGTTTACAAAAAGAGGTCAAAGTGAAGGTACAACAGTAGAGCAATTGCAAGGGGGTGCAAATCTAGGACAGCTAGATGATTTGATGTATTTTATCAAGAAATTATATCGATCATTAAAAGTACCACAACAGCGGCTGGATCCACAAGATGCGTTTCAAGATGGTGAACAAATTACACGAGAAGAATTACGATTTGCTCGTTTCATTATTCGCATACAGCAGCAGTTTGCAGTAGGACTCAGAAACTCGTTTGTTACACATATGAAATTACGCGAGAAAGATCCTAACGATAATGAATCGGAGAGTCTCTGGGAGAAATATAATCTAAGAGAGCATCAATTAAATATAGAATTTAATATGCCGACTAGCTTTGCAGTGATGCGTGAGCAACAAATATTCGATCTTAAGAAAAATAACTTTACTGGATTAGTTGCAACGGAACTTATGTCACAGAGCTATTGCCAGAAATATTATCTTGGTCTATCGGATGTTCAAATGGCAGAGAACAGAGAATGGCTTAGAAAAGATGCAGCTTTGTCATGGGAAGTACAGCAAATCGTTTCTACTGGCCCTGATTTTAGAAAGAAACTAGCTGCTGAAGCAGAAATGGAAAATATAGCTGGTG